GGATATCTATCATACTCCATACCAAACACGGTGTTTAAACCTAGATTGAGCTGTTTGGTAAATAGTGCTCTATTTAAAGGCATGTTATTTATCTCCTATGATTATACGCCTGCTTGTCGAGTGCCATATAAGTGATTGCTGATTACAACTTCCACTTTAGCATCCGCGCCTGCATCGTTGTTTGGCATATCAACAAGTCTTAATATTCTTAAAACTTTAGCAGTTGTTGCTAAAGTTGAAATATCAAGTTCGTCTGTTGAGTGACCAAATGTTGAGTTAAAAGTTCCAATAGTAACATTTGCTAGCTCACCTACGTTAGCTGTAGCAAAAGTACCATTGCACTGTACTTGGAATGTTATGTTTGGATCATCATACACATAAGCTTTTACCGCAGTATTAGCTTTTACTGTAGTTCCAGAGTTCCAAACTTTAACAAATTTAACATCCCCTGATGTATTATCTTGATACTCAACGCCATAAAAAACACCTAGCGCAGTTCCGCCAGCTGTTCCTCTGATGATAGTTCCGTCTGTCGTCATCGTTACTAAATCACCACTTGCTAAATTAGCCGCAAGGCCATTAGCGATAGCATACTCTTGAGGTCTTATAACACCACCAGTTAAATGCCTAATCGGTGTAAAACCATTAGGTGCATTAGTGTTTGCCATAATTGACTCCTTTATTTGTTAGTTACTCTTTAAAGCCTCCTCTAGTAACTTCTGTCTTAAAGGTTTTTTGTATTGGATTGCCTGGCTGTTCTACTTTGTTTATGTCTTGTTGTACTGACCTCATTAAATTTTCAGTCATATTTGCGTAATACATATTACGTTCATTTACCATACTTTCTGGCATTTCACAGAGTACCATACCTTCTATACCAATATAACCAGCAAACTTACCATGTTCTATCGTTGGAAAATGTTTGATATTAGGGACAGTTTTAATATCTCTAGGTACCCAACCTTCTCTCAATCGTTTAGCAACGTTTGTTGGCGTTTCCTCACCTAAAACCATTGTGGCAATCCATCTTTGTTTCATGCCAGGTCTAGCTTCAGGTGCCTCTAATAAATTACTAGGGCGCCAATGTGAAACCTTTGCTTCTTCAGCTCTAGTTTCATGTTTTATTTTATTATCATTCATGTCGTGCTCCTTTACCTTCACGTATTGGTGCTAAAGTTTTTAACTTCTTTAGCAAACCGTTTTAGTGCCGCTTCATCGTTAATATCGATACCAAAGTTTCTCGCAGTATCGAGGTCATCAGAAGTGAGCTTAACTCTATTGCTATCTGTAACTTTTTTACGAGATACACCAGCAACTGGAGATTGCACTCTGTTGTTTTTTTGTACTACATTTTTACTTGATTGTGAAGAACTTTCTTCATCTTTAACAAAAAAAGGTAATTTTGATTCTTTTAACCTTTTATCCATTTCTGTATAGTAATCTGGATCATTAACATCCCAGCCTTCTTCAGTCAATTCTGCATCTATACCATAAGCCATAGCTGTTTCTTTTCTATAACCAGGTTTATTAAACCATTGGCTATTTTCTTTTACCCAATCTGCAGCTAATGGTGGTGTTTTAGCAGGTTTTTTGTTTTTTGATGGTTCTTCTATCTTTGTGTCGTCTATTTTTACCATTTGTGCTCTAATATCTGACATTTGTTCATATAATTTTACTTGTTCATCAGTATTACCTTGTTCAATGGCTTCTTTTAAACGACTAGAAACACCTTGATATTGATTTTTTAAAGATTTACTACCAATATCTAATGTTCTTTTTTCTAAATTTGCAAGTCTTTCTTGCAAATCTACTACTCTTTGTTCAGCTTCTGCTCTTTTTGCTACTTCTTTAGCAATTCTTTTACGCACTCTTTCCGAGTATGGAGCTTCTTCTGAATATGGTACAGTTTTTTTATCTTTAACATCACGTTTTATTTCGTTTTCAAATGATTTATCTGTACTTTTTTCTTTGTCTTCATTATCTTCTGCTTTCTCAACAAGATCATCAATAGGATTTTTAGGAACTTCAATTTCCTTTTCTAAATTATCTTCTAATTTAACTTCTATTTCTTTCTGATCTTTTTGTTCTTCATTTGTCATAGTATCTCCTATGTTGTCGATAGCCTGATCTATCGTATTTATATTTGTTGAGATACTATTTCAGGGCTGCTAATTGTTGCAAGTACCTCATCGTCATTTATTAACACCATTTTAACTTTTTGTACAGAAATTTTTGCACCAGCATATCTACCATATACTACCCAATCACCAACTTTACACCAAGGTTCTCTGTTTTGATAACATTCTGGACCAATAGCAATTACTTTACCGACAGAATTTAATAAACTTTGCATATCTTTATTAGAATCAGGCAATAAAATACCACCTTTTGTTTTTTCTACACTACCTTTTGGTCTTATTAAAATTCTATAACCAACAGGTTGTGGAACATCTTTTGGTGTTGGTACAGAATCATCTGTAGCCCAAACATCGTTACTATTCATCTTCTTCTATATCTCCTTTCTGATATTTTTTTACTGTTTCATTAATAATTTCTAGAGCTTTATCTAAACCTTGTGCCATACCATGTATTTTTTTGTAATCATTTAAAGTTTCTACATCTTTAGTTAACAAATTATTACCTAATTCTGTTTTATAATTTTTAATTTTATTTTTTATCGTTTGAATTAAAAGTTCCATTTACTTCATCTGTTAAAAATTCTAATGTTTCATCAAAATTTTTTTGTAAACTATTTGCAGCAATAGCAAATAATCTTGGTTTTACATGTTTTATAGAAATTTTTTTATTTTCTAAATACTTTTTTGCTTGTCTTACTTTTTCATTACTTAAAGCCATTATTTTTTTCTTTTCTTTCTTATTGATTCTTTACCTTTTTTAAATATTGAAGCAACTTTAGTCTTGCCCATAACTTTAGCTCTTTGTTCACCAACAGTTAAAATTTGTATTTTACGTGCAAAAGGTTTTTTAATTTTTTTTACTTTAGCAACTGTTCGTCTTGCGTCCGCAGGTGTAGCAAATTTAATTCCTACAGTATCTTTAGGATTTTCATCTGTATATAATCTTCTACCTGAACCTTTAGGTTTTTTACCAGTTCCTTTTTTAGGGTCTGCCATTATTTATCACGTTTTGCAACTTTAGAAGCTGTTTCAACAATTTTAGCTTTAACTTCTGCATCCTTTCTAGCTTGAGTTCTTTCTTTGTCTTTTACACCTTCAGCAAATCTCGCTTTTCTAATATTTAATTCTTCTGCTTTTAATTGTAACTGTGCTGCGTCTTTTTGCATTTCCATCTGTTGTTTTTGTTGCTCTGGACTAGGTGGCATAGTTCCCATTAATCCTTGAGCAGCTTGTGCTGCAGCTACAGCAATTCTATTTTCTTGCTCTATATTTACATCAGAAGTTTCCTCATCTTTTAATTCTTTATTAATTTCTCCTGTAGATGTTGGCATACCTTCTGGAGATTGAGCTTGAATTTGTTGTTGATATAAATAAGCCATATGTTGACCCATATGTGCCATCATAGGACCAAATAAAACTTCTTTTGCTTGTGGATTACCACCAAATCTAGGATCTTGCATAAATTGTTGGTGTACTGCAAGATGAGCTTGATGATCTTGGTCTTCAAAAACTTTTATTGGTTTTCCATTTAATAATGCCATATTTTCCGATACAGGATCACGTCTAGGAGTTTCTTCATCTTGTATCATAAGCTCGTTATATTCTGGAATATTTAATGCTTGTAAAAATCTTCTTGTTGCTTCTTTAACATCTACAATGTTAGGAGAAGATTGTGCTAATTGTAAACCAGTTTGAGCTAATGCAATTCTTTGTGCTTGTGAAAAAATATTAGGGTCACTTACAGGAACGACATCAATTGAATCACTAAAGTCTTTTCTTCTAATAATTTTCTTTTCACCAATAACATCATATGGATATTCATCATCTAGATATTCACCATTTAATTCATAAATTAATTTAAATTCTCTACCTTGAGCTTGATGCAATCTTTTATGTATCGCACTAAAAACTTTAGAACCTTGTTCTATTAAAGCGATGGTGGTTCCAACTGGTCCGGAGCCAGCGGAATCACCAATCATTGCATCTGCAATAGATGCAAAACGTCTTCCTGATTCAGTTAAAACGCCTAAAAGCTGTAAGAGAGTAGGCGATGGTTCTTTGAAAGGAAGAGGGATAAAACTCTTTCTAAGATCATCGCCATAGGCTTCGACTTCCACCCATTCACCAGGTGAGACGGTAATATCTCCACCTTCTATTCTTGCTCCTTTAGCTCTGAATCCTCCATTGAGGTTGGCAAAGGCAGCTGAATCTAGTAGAGCACGAAGTGCTCCAGTGCTTGCATGTTGCAGACCGCCGATCATTTGGATTAGGCCGAAACCATAAAAACCTAAACCAGGAAGATATTTATAATGTATGAAATATGTTCTTTTTCTTTTTAGTGGATCATCTTCTTTCCAGTTTCTTCTAATAGCTAAAACTACTGTACTATCTTGATCAACTGTTACAATATAAGGTAAAGCAAGACCATTTTCATCTTCTCCTAAATCTAAATTAGCATGTATCTCTAAAATAGTATGAATTTTATCAGACATACTTGGAGTTATACCTTGCAATCTTTCCATAGTTTGTTCAACAGAATCACCAGTTTGTCCAGATGATTCAACTTTACTTAGAGGTACATTCTTATAAAAACCTTCTACTTGCCGTCTTTTAATTTCATTTCTTGATAATTTCATTACTTGCGTGTATCTTTCTGCTGTAAGTAAATCTGTGTTATCATAAGAAATAACAAAATCTTCTGCAGGTACAAATATAGAGCAAATTCTATCTAATGAATTATCAAAATATATTTTTTTAAAAGCAGATCCTGATAAAGATAAATAAAATAATAATTGGTCTAATTCGTTAAAATAATCTGTTATTTGGTTAGTAACTTGCCAATTCATAAAATCTTGAACTCTTTGTGCTTGTTCTATTTTTTTATTTGAAGATTTACCAATTACTTGTGTTTTAACTGGTCCTCCAGATGGAAATAATTCTGCTATTGCTCTTGCTTGAAACTGAGTTGCTGCTTCAGCTAATAGTGGATGATGAACACCTGAAGCTCCAGGAAAAGGATCTTGTCTATCTTCTACCACTACTCCTAACATTTTAAGACCTTTAGAATATTGATCTTCCCAATCTTTTCTAGAAGATTTATCGTCTTGATATGCTTTTACTAAATCTCTACCAATGCTATTAACTTCTTGATCAGATAATTCTTCTGCTAAATTAGAATGATGATCT